CTTTTGCTCAATTTGGTAAAATAGCTGAAATTAAACCTTTCCCTTTAAGAGTAAGAGGGCAGTCTAGGACAGTAGTACACGGACTAGTTATTGATCCTATAGTATTAAAAAAATATAATGATTATATAACAGGTTTAAATACTGATTTTTTAGTAAGTAACCAGTTAACTAAATACGAAAAAACTATAGAGCAATTAAAATCTCAAATCAAAATACTTGAAAAGAGAAAGTCTGAAGGTAAATCTGATTATTACGAAATTAATTCTAAAATAGATGCTATTGATGCTAAAATAAAAGCTATTGAAGCTAAATATAATGATCAGAATCTATTTAAACAAGCTAAATCACAGATAAGTGAAGTAACTCAGAATATCAGAGCTATTAACTTACAGTTAAGTGAAGATATGACTTCTGAGAATGTTATGAAAGCTATGAATATTCTTATGGAATCTGATAATGTTATAAAAGGATGGTTATCTATAGATGAATTTATGGACTATTCTACAGGAACAGTTGAAAAGAAAACATGGAATTCTATTAAAACATTGCTAACTGAACAAAGAAAAGAATATTTAGATGTACTTAAAAGAGCTTATACTAAATATAACTCAGAGATTTTAAAAAGATCTGATTCTGATAGTCTATTTAGTTCTGTTACAGATATTAGTGGTATGAGTAGAGAAATGCTTGATATAAGTACAAGTGATGTATCTTTACTTAAATCAGTTCATGAGGCAGTAAACAGGTCAAGACGTGAAAAAGATCAAGAATTAATAAGTGCTGAAAAGCAAATTGAAGATATATTTCAAAGACTTGAAACTATAACAGGTAAAAAAGGTTTAGTTGCAAGTGATGTTTTTTTACAAAAAGATAGTAATGGTAAATGGACTGGTGCTTTAGTCAAAGAATTCTTAAATGAATTTTATCAAAAAAGAAATAAATTAAAAGCTGAAGCACAAGAATCAGGAGAATGGGGTGAATACTATGCATTTATTAATGCTAATACTCATACAATAACTCAGGCTGAATTTGAATCTAAATCTAATAGTGTATTTAATACTGAAGATTATCAAAAACAAACTGATTTACTTGAAAAATATGCTAAAAGAGAAAAAGTAGAAAGAGAAAAATTAGAGTCTTTAAAAGAACAGGCTCAACATGAATTAGATGGTAATCAGATTACTCAAGAAGAATATAATAATAAAATACTTGAATTAGATAAAAATATTGCTATATGGGTATCTACCAATAGCCCTTATGCTTATTGGGCTGCTAAAAAAGCTAAAAGAAGCACTAAAGGTATGTATGGTTTTAACTATATATTTAATAAACCTATAAGTAAATGGTTGGATCCTAGCTATAAAAAAATTAAATCTGATCCTAAATTATTTGGTTTATATAATGAAATAAAAGATTTTTTCTATCAGAATGATAAAAATGTACCTAATAATTTATATGGTATGTTACCTGAGTTAAGTAAAACTTTTGTTGAAAAGATGAAAGAAGATGGTACCATGTCTTTATTAAGTTCTACAAGTGATTGGATGAAAAATCTTTATTCTGAAGATATAGCTAACTCTAAAGAATCAGATATACGTATTGGTAATAATGTTATAAAGAGTATACCTGTTTCTATGATGGGTAATCATTTAGCTATTGAAGATAAATCAAGGGATTTAAAAGCTATTTTAAAAGCTCATACAGCTACTTCTTTGCACTATAAGCACATGTCTCAGGTACAACCTATAGCATCTGCTGCAGAGCAGTTATTAGCTGAAATTAAGGCTATTAAAAAAGTTGGAGGTAAGGTTTTAACTGATTCTTCTGGAAACCCAATAGAATTAGTTGGTGGCTTATTAAATGCAAGAGAGCAATTAGGGTATTATATAGATACAGTTATTTATAAAAGATCTAAAGTACAAGAAGCTGTAAGTAATAAAAAAACTTATTCTACTAAAGACAAAGAGTTTATAAAAGAACTTGATAAACAATTAAAAGAAGGAAAGATAACTCAAGAAGAGTATGATATTGCTAATGAAAAATTAGGTCGGAACATAACAGGATCTAAAATAGGAGATACAGTTATAACTTATACTTTCTTAAAAGCATTAGGTTTAAATGTGGTGTCACCTATAGTAAATGGTACATTTGCTTTTATAAGTAATTTTACACATAGTGCTGGTAAAGTAGATTTTGACACACCTTCTGCTATGAGAGCCTTAAAAGTTATATTAAGTAGTTTAACACAATCTGTTACTTTTGATGCTTTAAAATCAAAAGATGCTGAAAAGCTATATGCTTTTGCAAGTAAATTAGGTATAATGCATGATGTATCTGAAGGTACTGTAGCTAAAAATCTAGTAGATAAAGTCATGAAAATGCAAAGTAAATCAGAATTTGCTGGTGTTGCACAGTCTATGACTGCTACTTTAATGTATCAAAAACTTAAAGATAAAAATGGTAAAGATGTATCTGTATGGGATGCATATAAAGTAGTTAATGATGAGTTAGTCTGGGATACAGATAAAATGGGTGCTTATATAGAACCTGCTATTAATGAACTTTTCTCTAAAGAAAGAAAAGGTGTTAATATGTATAAAATGCATGCCAGAATAACTCAGATGAATAAGTTTTTACATGGTAACTACAGAGACCCTATGATGCTTAAAAAGACTATACTTGGTAGAGCTGTAAGTTTATTTAGAACATGGTTACCTATGTCTGTAGCTGAAAGATTTGGTAAAGAATATTTTGATGATTCTTTAGGTAGAATCAAGAAAGGTAGATATAGATCAGTAGCTACAGCTTTTAATCAAGATGGTCTTATTAAAACTCTTACAAGAGTAGTAAAAGGTCAGTTGTTTCTTAATAACACAGAAGGATTAGAAGATGTAGATGTTGAAAATATCAGAAAAGTCAATGCTGAATTAAGGTCTATTATGTTCTTATCAGCTATAGCAATTATGTTAAAATCAATTGCTGGAGATGATGATGATGATAAAACCTCTTTATATATGGCTCTGAATGTAATTAACAGAACATATGCAGATATAACCTTCTTTACTAACCCTAACTCTGCTAATCAGATCTTTAAGAATGCTATACCAGCATTTAAAACTATAACTGATTTTACAGATATATTTATAGCTATACCAGGATTAATTGATGGTACAGATACTTATAAAACAGGACATAGAAAAGGTAAAAGTAAAATGGGTAAAGAAATTATAGAAAATATAATGATAGTAAATCAGTGGGATAAACTTAAGTCCTCTGGTAGTTATTTATATGAAAACATGAGGTAAAGGCCCTATATTAAATTTTTTAACTCCTGGCTTAATACACCAGGAGTTTTTTATTTAAATTATACAATTTCATCTATAGGTATATCATCAGTAGTATCTACTATATTTCTAATATCAATTAGATATAAACACATTTCATGATCTCTATAAGTATTAACAAAATCTTCTTTTACAAGATAAGTGCAACCACTTAAATAGTTTTCAAGTTGAGCTTTATAATCTATTACTACATCAATTAATATTAATGGGTGACGCAATCTTCTATATACTTCATTAATAACTTCTCTAAATTCTTCTTTAGTTAACCAACATAATAAATTATTAATATATTGGAAAGATATAGATTGGCAGTTACCTGTGGGTTCATAAAATATAGCTTGTGTACTCAATTTATTACTACCACATAAAGGATTAGTAATTTCTAATGTCCAAAAACCTTGTTTTGGTAATTCTAATTTTATTTCCATAGTTTAATTTTATTTTATAGAAAAGGTGAATAACAGGTTTGGACTCTGCTACTCACCTTTAGTTAATCCCCATACGACTGGGTTTCACATATTTTTATTTAATTTATTTATTATTTTGGAACTGGTAGGCAGATTCCTCCACCTACCAATTAGTTTAATTAACTTATTTTACAATATATGTATTTCGGTTGATTTTAAGCTCTGTTATAGTGTTAGGATTAACTGTTCTATAACCTCTATTAGTAACAGTCATAGTAATATTACCAAGACTTGTTTGATTCTTACGTGAACCATTCATAGTACGTAATGTACCATTTTTTTTAGTAAAAGTTACTGTAAATCTACGGCCTTTAGAATTATTAATCAATTCTACTGCTTTTGTCTTTGAAATTCTTGTTGCTGTCATTGTTGTTGTATTTTTCATTTTTAATTTATTTTTAATTGCTAATATATGCATAAATCCTATTTGAGTAATTTTATTTAATTGTTTTTGTAAACTCATTTCTTCTCAAATAATTTACTTGGTATACTTGTATATTTACCACAATCTTGACATTGTAATCTTTGCTTTATTAAACCAGATGCTGTTACTGAAGTTCCCCTCTTTTGTAATCTTGTAGAACTACAATTAGGACAAGAACATCTATTACCACCTTCTAATACAGCAACATGAGTTTTACTTTTAACATATGGATTTAATCTCTTAAATACTTGTTCTAAAATTAAAACATCTTTCTTACAATAATCAATCATTTTAATTAATGATGTTTTATTATTTCTTAAAATAATATCATCCCACAATTTTAATCCACCAGTTTCCATCTTTCCACCAAGGCCAAGTAATTTAGCAATATAATCTAACTTATTTGAATTAAATTTAAAATTACCCCTACTTAATTTTAGAGTATCTACTGTTTGATAATCTGGAAATACATCAATACTATGAAATAAACATCTTGTTCTTAACCATTTTATATCAAAATTATCTCCATTATGACCTATAATTTCATCTGCGCCATTGATAATTTTAGAAAATTTAATAAGCATTTGCTTATCATCTCCTTTATCCCAATGAAGTTCATGAATTTTAGATTCATCTTCCCACTTGTAACAAATACAAATAATAGCTCTTTCTTTTATAATATTATCAGGAGATATATTAAGTTCATAACCCACATTCCACGAAGAAACTATGTTATAACTTGTTTCAATATCAAAAAATAATCTTTTAAATTTAGAACCTTTATTTATATTAAATTTATTTTTACTAAATACTGGTTTATTCATTAATAGTTATTATATTTTCTTTTACTTTAAAATTTTCAACATCAACTAAAACTTCAACTACTTTAATTATACAATCTTTTATTAAATTATCTATATCTAATGCATTATAATTATTTTCTTCAATTACTTGTTTAATTATTTCATTGATGTTTATAGTTTTCATAATTAATTTTTTATAAAATTATTATTTTTAAGAACCACAAGTACCGCCTCCATTTATGTCACAAATATCGTGGAATTGTTCTTTATATTCTTTACCTTCATGAGATTTAGCTTCCTCATAATCTACAACAGTAAGAGGTTGCCCACCTCTTGAACCATCTGGATAACAAGTAAAGCCTCTTAATAAAGGAGTATATTTAGCTAAAGTCATTGCAAAATCTTTAACTATTGTATCATTATTAAAGTCACTACCCCATTTAGGAATATTAATTGTTGAACTAATGCTCATATCTACATATTTTTGTATGTCAGCTTGAAATTTAATTCTTCTTTCATGATCTGTTGATAAAGTAAGTGCTGTTTCTATTAAATTTGGCTCAATACCATATTTTTGAATAAGTATTTTAGCTGTACCATCAACTACATATTGATAATGCCATTCTTTATTACCTTTTAAATACCTACGTTTATAGGCTACTGCATATAAGGGTTCTATACCTGTAGTTGTACCAGCTAAAATACCAATACTCCCAGTGGGTGCAATAGCTCTAAAACTAATAGGTATTGATATATTGAGTTTATTACATAATTCTTTTGCGGACTGTTCAGATTCTTCTTCATAAACTTTTAACCATTCATGTAATTCTGGTGTAACTTCATATTTTGAATTTCTTTTTAAAAGCCATTCATGAATTCCCATTAAACCTAATCCTAATTTTCTGTTCTTTTTACGAACTTCATGGATTTTTTCATAAGGTAAATGAGCTTCTAAAGTACCACAAACTAAAAATTTACTTGATAATCTAACAACTTGTCTAAATTTTTCTATAGTATCAATATTTGCCATATTAATACTACCAAGATTACAAACATCTGAATCATCTTCACTAGTTACTTCTGTACATGCATTTCTAAGAGTTTCATTTTCTTTTTCAAAAAAGTTAAAGCTAAAACCTGGCTCACCAGTTTTTAAAGCTTGTCTACAATTCTCTAAAAATGTTATTGGTATAACTTTTGGTTCAAGTGTTTTACCACTTTTGTAAGTTTCTTTAATAGTTTCTAGGTCTGTCTGAAAGACTTCTTCTAAAAATTTATTATCATAATTTAAACTTACATTTGTCATATCCAGTGGTGCTGGATAATTAAAGTCTTTTTCTTTTAAATAACCTATGGTGAGGTTTTTCCCCTCTTCGTCATAAGCCCCTTTTAAGGGAATATTATACCAATCTTTACAATGTAAGAATTCTGCTGCATCTGAATGTTTCCAGTTTAAACTAGCATAAATTGCACTTCTTCTGCTTCCACCTTGCTGTATCTCTCTACCCAACTCATTAATCATCCTCATCTTAGATACAGGTCCAGCAGCTAATCCTCCAGTTCCTTTTATTTTAGAACCCTTAGCTCTATAAACTGAATAATCTATACCTATACCACCACCTGTCATTAAACAAGATTCGGATTTCCAAGATAGGTTAGCCCAATCCTCTTTTGAGTCTTCTTCAGCTTTTAATAGGTAACAATTATTATAAAATTGGTTTCTTCTACCAGCGTAATATAAATACCTACCACCAGCAATAAATTCCATTTTAGTGTGTATATTAATCAGATTTACTATATCTTCTTCAGACATATACTTTTCACATACTGTTCTAATTAGAGTTTCACTGAGTTTATCCCAAGTTTCAGCACCTTCATGTTTATATTTATGATTAAAAATATCTTCTGAAAATTGTGTTCTAAAATAGGTACTTTTACTGTTTAATTCCATACAATTCTTCTATTGTTTTAAATAATTCTTTCTCTTTATCTGGTGGTTCTAAAATCTCACCATGCTCCATAATAGCATCTAATTCTACACCATAATAATTCGCTATATCCTTATACTTTTCAGCTGTAGGATTTATAGCATCAAATACCTTAATAATAGGTTTACCTGATAATTTATCTTTTTCTTTTCTACTTGATACCCTACCATAACTTTCTTCAAGTAATTTCTTGAATTTAGTACTGAATTTGGTAAATTTACCATCTTTAAAATTTGTAAAATCAGCTTCAAATTCTTTGGGTATCTTTAGTTTTAATATAACCTCCATATTATCATCTGCATAAGATGAATCAATATAGTTGTTATCACAAGTTAAATTATAAATAATCAAAGTTAACTTATCATCATTTATATTATCAAAAACAACATAAACATGATTGTCTTTATCAAAATAACTATTAATTAAATAATAGTCTAATGGAGAGTTTTTAAATAAGGGTTGACCATACATTGGGAGAATAAACCTACTAGTTTTACTTTTTTTCAGATTATTCTCATCCATAAACTCTCTTCTTCTACTCATATTTTAACATATCTAATTCTACTACTCCGTGTTTCTCGTACACTTCTCTGGGGTACTCCCAGAAATCTTTCTCTTTATGCCATAAATAATCCTCAATCAACTGTCTCCAGCCTTTTACTCTTCTATTGGTAATCTTGTTAATACCTCCAAATTCTCCTGTTTTTAAATCATCTTCTGTACATTGGTATATTAAAGGTTGGTCTAATTGTAGTTGGCTTATTACAATAAATCTAAAAGGTAATATTGTATAATCAGGATAAATTATTTTTAACCCGTAACTATAATAAGAAGCCTGTAAATAATACTGATATTTAAGAAAATTTGATGGGAATTTTGAAAGATATTCACCTGTTGATTTTAAATCTATTGGTTGAATTACTTTGAGTTTGTGGTTAATTACTAAAATATCTAATAAAGCTTTACCTTCTAAATCATCATTTATATGAAATTGTATAGGTTCCTGATATAGTATTTCTACATCTTTATCAGGGTTATTCCAGAACTCCTTTGTAAACTCGTGATTTAAGAGGGTTTCCTTTGCTTTTAAGACACTTTTGTATACTTCGTATGCAATTACTTTCTTATTTTCTGAAGATATCAGAAATCTCAAATATCTGAGCCCCTCTGTTAATAATCTGTCAACCACTTTGGGTTGTGAGTCTCTTTTAAAGCCAACTATATTATAAGAGTCTTTAATCAGGTATTCATCAAGTATGGGTATATCAATATCCCAATTGATTTTCACGTCATTTTTCTTATGTTGCCTATATAGCTCATCAATAAAATCACCTAATTGTCCAGTAGGTTTATCTTCGCTACTAGTTAATATCAGATATTCTTCATAAAATTTTTCTTCATTTTGAGTTAAAAGTATGTCAAGAACATCCCCAAAGGTAATTCCCTTATTGTTAATTTCACTGTTATCAAGACAGGATTTAGGGTTTTTTGATACTTTACTGAGTTTACTGTAACTTATTGCTGGGTACTCTCTGTAATTTTCATTTGTTATTAACATAATTTTTCTTCAAGTTCTTTTTCATTTATTTTAAGTATTTGAGTTACACATTCGTTTATCTGAGTTTTGTTTTTAACAAGAAAAAGCCTCTTAGTACAATCTTGTGTAGCTAAGAGGCGTTTGAACATTTTCCATTTTAACGGAACATTTTGTTACTTTAACATTACTGTTAAGGTTAAATCATTTCTGTTTAACTCTATAGTTTTATATATAGCTATAGTTCAGACTTTACCACTCTCCTATATTACTATAGGACACCTATTGGAAGTCGTTGCAGGCTTTTATAAATTATTATTTAGAGTTTAAAGTGCTTTCCATTCTGACCATGTAAAACCATATTCATTATGAGTTGTTTTATTACAGATTTCTGTAAATGATCCTTCTTCAACGTAAAATACTCTTTTATTAATTGTATCGCAATATGAAGTTCTGAAAGTATCTATTACTTCTTCATTTAGTTGATTCTGCGGAAACAAATCAATAACTATATCTTTTATAATTTTAAAAGTACATTTAGGGTAGTAGTATTTACAAATTCTATAAACATCTCCCATAGATCTTCTTTTTGCGTGTTCTGTTTGAGTTTCTCCTGATTCAACATAAATTGTTTCTTTTTCGCTATTCCATTCTGTAAAAAATTTAATTAAAAATTCTCTTATAGTTTCTTTTCTTTTTCTAAGAAGACCTCTAATTCTAATAGGTTCTTTAAGGTTTAGTTGTGATTGTATTTCAAGTAGTGTCATTTTTTGATTATAATAATTTATAATTATCCCTCAGTATTACGTTGGTTCTATATTCAACGCTTCCACTGATATTCTAAGTTATTCAAAGTATATTACTATACTAGGGCGCTTCTAATTTACGCATCGTTAGCAAAACCTTTACATTCAATAATATAATTATCTCCTGTAAAGTCTGGTGTATAAGTAATTGGTCTTATTTTTTCACCACAATATTCAAATTTTTCTTGTAAAACAAATGTTTCTTCTTCATATAATGGTTTAAGACCTTTTAAGATCATCTGTTCATAACAATATGCTTCAAGTTTAGATCTAAATCTAATACCATTTACCTCAATAGGTGTAGCATTTCTTATTTTAACATTTTCTCCTGGAGTTTCTTTAACCCATCTCAACTTCCCTTTAACAATTTGTTTTCTCACTAAATATATTTTTTACTATAAATTCAAATTGAACTGAATATTTCATTTTTACTTTATATCTGTCGTAATATTTTGATACATAAATACCCCAAATTTTAGGGTTTGTAGTATCTGACAAATCAGCACTAAATTCAACATCTGGATCAAAATGAATATTAATTTGATTTGCTATAATACCTAATCTTTTAGTAGTATCTGTAGCGTATTGGATAACATGATTACTATCCATATCTAAATAAGTTTTTATAGCATCTATTCTAACTGTATCTGTTTCTGTAGTTAACATAAACAGTTCAACATCATTATTTTGCTGTAACTTTTTTATATATAGTCTAAAATCATCTTTATCCCATGTAGTTGTCCCTTCAAAGGAAACTTTTAGTTTATCCATTTAATAATTTCTTTGTTTCATTCTCTCCATATTTTTTAAAATAATCTGATATATCTTTACACCCTCTGTAGCCTTTCTTTCTATTCCAAAGGCTATCTGTGAGGAAATAAGGTTTTAGACCATATTGTTTTCTGTATAACCAAGCTAAGTGAATACCTGAATTATCATAATCAAATAAAGTAATTATAGTTTTAAATCTATGTTTAAGCTCAGACATAACACTTTCTTTAATTAATATACTTTCAGATTGGGGAGCAATTGCTGTTATTCCTAGTTCATAAAAAGACATACAATCTTTAAGAGCCTTAGTTATTATTAATAAATCACCAGTTTTAGGCATTTGATCCCAACCTTGTATTATACTTTTATCAGGGCTATACCAATTGTACTTTTCATCATAAGGTCTGTATATCTTATAAGTATCTCTTTCATCCTTAATAAATTTATAAGAATAAATAGGATTATTCAAACTTTCAAACCAGGTATAACTATAATCTTCTTTATCAAAATCTACCTGACTACAGGGATAGACATTAAATTTTAACAAAGTTGTTAACTTTATACCATATTGTATCCAATAATTATAATCTGATATATTAAAATATCTGAATTTTGGATTTAAGGCTATTTTAACGTGTTTTAAGACGCTTTCAGGTTTTACATAATAATTTATATTACTTAATCCTAAATCATCGTCTAAAAGCGTTAAAACAGCTTTAAAATCCAAACCATACTTCTGTTGAATATAACTAAAACAATTAAAACATTGTTTTGTACTAAAATCATAATAAATAAGACCTCCAAACCTATTATAGGATATTGCAGCTGATGGATTTCTATCCTTTCTAAGTTCTGAACAGAAAGCTCTGTTTATCCCCTTAAAATTACTGCAATATTTTTTGAAAATTTCATATTCACTGATTTTAGCTAATATATCATCAGTTGTAAGATGTTTCCTTACTTTAATATCAGAACCTTTAAAATAAAAAGAGGGGCTAACAATTAAGTCAGCCCCAATTCCTTTTATCATATTTTATTATTTATTATTGTTTTAGAAAGGTAAGCCAGAATCATCCAATGTCAAAATTGGATCAGATGTCACACTAAAACCTACGGGAAGCATTTTAATATCTCTCATTGGATCAAAAGTAAGTTTTGTCTGAGAAATAGGAATATTTATTGATTCAAAAGCATCTGACATTTCAGATTTAATAAATTTACCACCATCTTTTTTTTCAATTTCTTTACCTTTAGCTTTTCCACGATATTTTGCACCCATGAAAAGAGCACCTGTTTTTTGTGCAAACTCATCTTGTGAAGTAGCATTAATTGCATTATATTCAGCTTCCTTACCAAGCATAATTGCTTTTTTCTTCATTGATTCTGCTGATACACTTAAAGCAGATTTAGTTTTACCAGGACTTACAGTACTATTTAACCAGTATTGTCTTGCTACTTGTTCTCCTGCTGGGGTGGTGTTAGTTTCTTCAATAAACATACTACCATTAGTAGCTTTTTTTAATTCCCAGTTTGTAATCTGAAAGTCATAAACTCCAGGTTTAGCATATTGAACCCTATCTCCTGAACCTTCTGGTTTTGTAATAACTACTTCTGACGCTTTAAAATTAAATGTATTTTCCATATATATTTTTTGTTTTATTTTATTTTATATTATTTATTAAGATACAAATTCAATGATTTTATCATAAATCTGTTGTGAATCATTTGTTATATTATAAGTTTCTTCTCCAAAAATAGCTGGGGGACATTTAGACGAAGATCTTTCTTGTACAAGATCAAATGTATAGTCTGGTTTACCTTTATCATTGAATTTTTGTTCTGCATACATTACTACAGTAAACTCTTTTTCAATTAAACCTTCCCACTCCTTACCTTTAACTCTACATCTTTTTTCTTGAGCTCCTTCTATTCCAAGAATCTCATAATGCCCTGTAATAAAGACTTCTTTTGGTACTCTTTTAATCATAAATAAAAGTTTACCAATTTCTTCATTATAAGCATTCCAAATATCAAATCCTTTATATCTTTTTCTGCAGTCAGCTAATAGTAATTCTACATAAGCAGAAAAACTATCAAAAACTATAGTTTTGATTTCAGAATTTTTTGCATACTCAATCAGAGCATTAAATGCATCTGCATAAGTTGTACATCTTGTATGAAACTTAAATTTGTTCTTAAAAGGTAAAGGTTTATTTTCTACATTAATAAAACCTGTTGTATCAGGATTCATATTTCTAAAACTATAAGTCTTACCTTTACCTGATTGACCTAATTGTAAAATTTTGTAATAATCTCTTGTTGTTTCCATTGTTTTAGCCATAATTGGCTCTTTCATCACTCCCGTTTCACTCATTAATTAGATTTTTTTTTCTAAAATTTTTCTATAAATATCATCACTCATATCACCTGGTTTAGGTAATTCAGCAAATTGATTAACAGCACCATTAAAATATAATGGCACACTTATAAATCCTGTTCCTCTACGATTTAAAATTATTGATAACTCCCTGAAATTATCTCCTAATTTTGTAATATCATAACCTTCCCATTGATTTATGCTGTATCTATGTGGTGCAAAAAGTCCCAACATAATATCCACATCACGGCTGGTAAGCTTACAATCACCTAATCCAGAAGCTGAAGGCATTAATTTGTCTTCAATTGATTCTCCCTTATAAGTATATTGTTGTTGTTCAGTCATTGCTGCTTGTTGTTGGATATTTACTGGTATATAATTCCATCTATTTCTCATCTTAATGCAATAATTAGATGAGAAAGTACTCATTGCTTCATGTAAGGATTTACCACTTTCTGGTTGTAATAAGCTTAAATGGTCTGTTATAATAACAACATACTCATTTGGATCATCTGGTTGATACCTATCTAAAGTTTTAATAACCTCAAGATTTCCACTGTCAATATATTCGTGAGGTATGTTTTTACCATCTTTACTTATATATTTACCATGTGAATTGGCATAATCTCTGATATACTTATAAATACCAAAAGGGTTCCTTATTTCATCAACAAAAGTAATTATAGACTCAAAATCCTTAAAGAATTCTTCATATTCCTCTATTTGCTTTTCAACAGAGTCTTCAAGAATATACCCCTCAAATAATGAATCCATTTTTTCTGGACTTACAATACTTTTTGTATCACGATACAGTTTATGTGAAATAACAGATTTTATTTTCTCTTCTTTTCTCATCTCTAATGAAAAATAGAAAATCTTTAATTTAATATTAGATTTATTCTGTTTTAAATAGAAATAAGGCTCATAAAGAAATAAAAAATCTGCTAATTGTGTTTTTCCGACTTTTTGATTAGCCGAAACTAAATAGTATCTACCTTGTTGTATTCCTGGTATTACAGAACTAAATCTTTTTAATGACCAAGGTATACAATTAGGGTTACCACTTAATCTATTTTGCTTATTTTCCTTTATACCATGTAATACTCTTTTAAACGTTTCACTCATTAAATCATTTGCTTATTAGATTTATAACTAATTTCTTCATCTTCAAGATAAGCCTCCCAACCTTTATTTCTAAGATAGACTATAAGTCCAGTCATAAATATAAGGTCGTCTGATCTTTTCTTTTCTTCAACTTCTTTTCTAATAGCTTTAATAATTTGATTGTGTAGTTCTAAATTAACTTCATTATTACTTGCTATAAATTTTTTGTAAACTATTCTACAATTGTCTTTTTCAGTTTGTAGTCTTCTTTTCTTAAATCCCTTAGTTACTACTTTAGGATATTCTTTAGTTATTTCTTCAAATAGTTTGTTAAAATCAACTTCTGTTTGATTACCAATAAACAGTTGTTTTGTCTTTTCAGTAGTTATAACATTACTAGGGATATACTTTAATTCTATATCTTCTAATGCTATATAACCTTCCTGTAAGAGCTTTTCAAAGGTGGAGATAGGTACTTTACCAACAGATTTTAAATAGGTCATTAGAGAACGAGAATCTCTAACATATAACATATACAGGATTAAGTATATGTTTGCATCTAGTTTAATTTCTGATAGTAATTCTGTATTAATTTCTATCTTCATTTATTTTTTTATTAAAAGCAGTTTCTAATATTATTATAGTCCTAATAAACTGTTAAATTTGGGACTTTATGAAAGGAACAACCTATGAACTGATAAATTTTACCAATTCACTTGGTTTTATTAATCTACTCTACCCAATTAAGGATGCTGTTTCAAAAAGCGCTACTTATTGCTTTATGATGGCTTACCACTATTGCAGATAATACATTTATAAAGTATTGTAAAATTCGTGCTATTTTCTACGGATAGATTTAATAGAGTTTACACATTTTATAATATACTTATAGCCTTAATTTTCTAACTTTGATTAACATTACTACTCTCTTTAGTACTTATCTTACAGGCCATTATGAACGAGGTTCGTTGGAAAGTAATTGTTCAAAGATTGTTCCGTGAGTTTAATTGATTTTTATTTACATTGTTATTAATTCTTTACTTTTAATTTCACTAAATTGAAGTTCTCTTTGTTCTTGTTTATCAGGTTTATGGTTATTAAGATATAATTCAATAGCTACAGGACATACCATACGTACTGTACCTTTTAATGATATATTATTTACCTTATTAACTTTAGCTGATAATAATCTTGCCTCAAGTTTTTTACGTTTATTTTTACTTGGTAGATTACCACATAACACATTAAGCTCTTTTACATCTCTAATAACTGATAAATATGTAGCTTTAACACGTCTTTTATAAGACACCAAATCATCAAAAGTTATAAAACATTTTTCATTTGGTTTTGTCCATTTAACAATACTTAAAATATTAGGATGTTCTGATTGTTTTGCGTTTGGATCTATAAAATAAGTAGTACCAGATATAGGATTAATAAAGTTAAACATATGATAATTTGATTCCTTTAATTTAAGAAATTTTTCATCAACATTAACAACTGTTACTTTTACTTGTTCTTCTCCAATTGTTTTGATTATTTCTGAATAACCAGGAACATCATCATTATTATCAAGAAATTTAATATTTGGTTTTAAAGAACAAGTTTCTACACTATTAAAATCTAGTTTTGATTCTAAATAACTTGCACGTTTAACTGGTAAGTTAGATCCTACACCTCCCCTATCACTATGTCTTGTATTCTTATAGCAACTATTAGAATGGTAGTAACCACCTTCAGCTTCCTCATAATGTCCCATCATAATCATTCCAATATCTGGAAAAATAAATGTTAGTTTATTATAAGAAAGATCAGTAAGTTCTGCATAGTGTTTATCATAAAATCCCTGTGGATTTTCTTTAAGTTTAGCTAATAAATGTGGATTTGAAAGATAAATATGAATCCAATGAACTGTATCATTATATTCTTTATCTATCCCCTCACCATATTTACTAGCAAACATACCATTGTGAGCAACTACAGGTTTATCTGTAAATCCCTGCATCATTGTAATACTTTCAAAATCAAAGTCTACAACAAAAGGATGAGTATTTTTAAATACATCTTTACCTGATGTGGCAATTCTGTGATGAATAACTAACTCATCTTTATCACCAAGTTTAGCTGATTTTATATCATCAATCATTGTTTCAACATCAAAATATCCTTTTGATAGATAAATTTTAGTTTCCTTATCTTTTTTCCACGCATAACCAGAACCCATACTATTAGTATAAGCTCCGTTTCTGATCCACTGATATAATTCTTCAGTATCTTTCTTAGTTCCTTTAGGACAGGCTGAAATTATACACATACAAATCCTTTTTCATTATTTTCGTTTTTCAATTCTATAATGCTTTTATTTTTTTCTGATTTTGTTTCATATTCTTTAGCTTCTGATATATCTAAAGTAAATAATAATTTACGTTCTTCAATATATTGTACAAGAGATTTACCCATTTTAGGATAAGCTTTATACATAATATCAGAAAGTTTAATATCACTATTTATTTCAGATTTACAATTTTCAACAAACCACATCACCCCCATAAATATAAGCAACCAATTCCTGGTTTTTGTATAATTTAATGTGGCTGAATGTAATCTTATTTCCCAAGTTCTTGAAGTATCTTTTTGTTTTTTATTTTCAAAGTATACATCTCTGGTGTTAAACATTGCTGGTATAAAATTAACCCAAGAATATCTTGGTGTAGAATGGTTATAACCACATTTAGCTCCCATAGGGTGATTATTTCTTCTTGATCTTAGTTTAGTACCTTTAACAGATAAAAAGTCATATAAAGCATTATAATCAGTATCTATATTGATTTTATACTCTTCTTTTGACTGTGTTTTTAAATCATGTTTAAATACAAACTTTTCAAGTTTTCTACAATAGCTATTGTGTCTTCTAGTATTTGGCACCATTTCGTAAATCTCATCTTCAATAAAACATGATATTTTATATAAAAATAATAAGTTTTCTTTATTAAAATCCATTCCACCTATATGAATATGTGTAGAACAGTATTTATCAAGTAAAGCTTTCTGACTTAAAAGATTACAAATTTCTTGCAAATGTCTAAAACCATTATCACCATGTAATACTCCTGTAACTATTTCTGGTCCACCCGAACCAGCATTCATAGAACCATCTCTTACACAACTAACATTATAATTTTTAGCTTTATAAAGAGGTAACCACAAGTTAGCTGCTTCAAACTCAACACCAAATGTATATTGTTTACCTTCAGATAATAAAAAAGACTGTGAATGAATACCGAATTTTTTAGATATGTCTGCAGAATGGCTATCAGGATTATAAATAAAAGTATTTTTATAAATAAAATGTTCATGATTACCCCTCATTGTAGTTTTTTCATTTGGTTTAAACCATATTCCCTGAGTTTTATCTTCAACATAACCTAATTCAGTAGCTATTTCTTCAGATTTAATATACATTAAACAGGCCATCTTACTAAAAAATATAACAGGTGCTGCACCTTGAGTTATATTATAATGTGTAATACCAATTGATACACCATCATCAAGTAATACTTTTGTTGATGGTTTTTTTATAGCTTGTACATCATAAGAACTTTCAACATTATCTACAGCATCAAAATATTTAACTATCTGTGATTCATGTTTTAATTTTTTTGAATGTACATATGATAATAAAGCATTAAACTCTGGCAAATTACTTGGGACATATGTAATAGGTGAATTTTCATGTGTTAAATCGCTAATATCTGGTAATATTACTATTGCATCATCTATTATTGTAGGATTTAAATCCGTTGCATTAGTTGGCATGTTCCTCCTTATTTAAAACTTTTTCTGTATTATTTACTTCTTCTGTTTCCCATTGTTCTTTAAAAGCCTCAAAATAATCAAATAATAATTCATCTATAGTAAGCATCATTTGTTCATTAAGACCAAATAAATCTAAATCATTTTTTGCGTCAGCATAACTTTTATGTAAAAATGTAGACATTTTATCATTAAGATCTTCTCTAAATTCTAATACTTGACTTTCTGGAATATGATATTCTAATTCTTCTGTATTATCTTCATCATCAGCAGCTTCAACAGAATTATATTTTTCAATATTTTTTTCCCTTTCTGAATAACCATAAGATGCATTATGAAAAAAGATATTAGACGCTTCTTCTTCTTCTTTTTCGTTATTAACAATTTTTAATTTAGTAGTAGTAGTATTGTATTTACTAAAATCAAAATCTTTAAAATAATTTAAAAATAAAAGTTTTTCGTCTACTTTTCTGTTTACATTAGCTCCACATAAAGGTATTACTAAATTTGGTTCTAAACAGTGATAAAAAATACTTGGAACCATTTTTTCAGGTTTACAAAAAAATGTATTATCTGAAGAAGACTTAAATTGCCCAATCCATGCTATAGAGCCTTTTAAATAATGGTGATAGTCTTCTAATAAATTTTCATTTTCAAGCAATAATTCTTCAGTAAAAACTCCCCAATAATAAACATTTGTTGTGCTTTTGTTAAAGAAACAATTTTGTGTAATTATTGTATTATCTACAAAAAAATCACCTAATAACTTACCATTTTTAAATATGGTAATCATATGAGATGAATATAAATAACTTTCATGTTCTAATCCATTATATTTAAATAAAACAAAATCTTCATCTAAAATATCTAAATCAATTGCTCCTCTGTAATAAGCTTCTTTATAAATTTTAACAAATTTATTAGTAAATCTACCCCAGTAACCCTTAAAACTTTGTATATTAACAGTTTTAGGTACATTAATAATAGGTATAGGTTTAACAGCTTTTTTAATCTTTATATCACAAGATATTACATTACTGCCTTCAATTTTATAAAGCTCTTCTTCTTTAAATTCTTCTATTTTTGTACAAGAAATCATTTCAAGAGATTCTTTAATTGAAGATATATATACACCTTTATCTATAAAACCATAATATAATGGCCTTTCATCATTACGATATATATATAAACTACCAGTTTTTTTATAATACCATACAAGAGCCATTGACCCTATAATTTTAGCTATGTTCTTAGGTTCTAATGTTTTGTTTAATATAGCAAATAAAGCTTCACTATCAACATTATAATCTGCTGAAGATAATTCAAATTCAGGTAATATTGACCATATATTATCTAATGTACCATTGTGTAAACCAATTAAATGTTCAAAATCAAAAGGATGAGCATTTTTTAAAATGTTATATCCCGATGTTTTAGACCTTACATGGCCCATGAACTGTTTTTCTGGCTCAAAATCCATTTTATTTAAAAAGACTTTAGCTTCAGTGATATTCTTGACTACACCTAAAAAAGGTGTAAAAATTCCAGTAGAATCTTTACCTCTCTCTGTTGCATTCCATAGCATCAAAAGCTTAATCTTATCAGGGTTGAAACTATCTTCACCTGAATATGCTACTATTCCACACATATTAAGTTATATTGGTTTATTAGTTGTTGAGCTAATTCTTTATTTTGTGTATTAATACACTCTACTATTTTTTTGCCTGTTTTTTTATCTATAGTATTATTTGAATTAATAAAATTAACCATTAGTTGTAATTGATCATAGACCCAACCAATAAGTTCATTATTATGAATCCAGAAATTACTTAAGCATCTAGCCTCACATCCAAAAGATGTAAATCTAAATTCTCCAGCACGACCATATAATTTTCTTCTATTTGTATCAGTATCAATTAAAATACTTGGTACAGTTAAAAATAAATCAAAAGCTTTAATAATTTCTATAGAAGTTTCCATAGTTGGATTATTATAACCTAGATGGACATGACCTCCTACTGATCTCCAGTTAGATTTCCCATCTGGGGAACCATTTACAGACTCTGTCCAAGCACAAAATGAGGCGCTACAGCCTAATATTCTAGCTTCTGGTGGTAAGTGCTTATCTAAAATTTCTTCAGACACTTTTTTACTAATTACTAACCCTTTAGGTTTAGCAATAGTACTAGTAGTATAATCTTTAATAAAAGTAATATTATTGATTAACTCTTCTTTAGTTTTTGATGGTGGTAAATTATATTCTAAAGCAATACCATCAATTTGAATTGCGTGACCATCTTTACTTATAAGTTCAGGTTTTTCTTTTGTACCAGAACAAAATCCGATACAAGAGACTACTTCTCCATTAGGAGTTTCCAAGAATAATTCTGGGTCTGAGCCTATTGTTAAATTTTCAATTTTCATATTAAATTATAAATTTTTCTATTGCTTTTTTTATTAATACTTTAGGTATTTCAATTAAGTATTTTTCAGTAGTTACCAAGCCAAATGATGGGGCACTACAACTTTCTAAAATAATCCATTTAGGATTAGTTCTTCTTGTACCTTTAGAAGTTTTATTAGATTGTACTTTAACATCAAAAGCAAGTATATCTGCTTTCATTGCATTCATTGCTTTTAAACAATCTTCAACTATATCATTCCAGTTGTCTGGTTTATCAAACATTGGATTTGTTTCTAAAATCCATGAGCAATTTTCATCATGGCGTTGTTTTCTTTCTGCTTCAGGTGTGTCATTTTTTAACATTTTTCTACAAGTATAGAAGCAATGTCCTAACATACTTACATGAAGACGGTATTCTACATTAAAATTATAGTATTTTTCAATAATATAATTAGACAATGTTTTACCAGGAATCCATGCTGTAAGTTCTGCTTGTGAACTAATATAATAATTAGATTCACCTCTTGAACCATGAATATGTTTAACTATTACAGGGTAAGGCAATTCAGAAATATCTGTGTCTGCAAATAAAAACATATCAGCTGTTTTACAATCTGCATCTTTAAGAATTTGCTGAGTAAGTCTTTTATTACCACTCTTCATAGCTACATCAACTGTATTTAATTCAACTACTTTTGCTTTCTGTGAAGATGTTTTTCTAGGAAAAGCATCATCTATAGTTGTAGTTGAACCTAATCTTACAATAGATCTAAACGGTAATAGGCTCAGATTTCTTTTTAACCCTGCGTGTGATGGGTGCTTTGTTCTTATTTTTGGGCGAAATGCTGTTAGTTTTTTCTTTTTCAATTTTGATAATACGATCATCTATTTGTTGTTTAAATTTTAATTGTTTTTTAAATGTAGTAGATATTCCCGAATCATTGTGAATACTTTCTGAACTATATTCAAAATCTTCGTAAGTCTTTTCAGGTACTGGTATTTCACCATAATATAATAATGAAAACAAGTTTTGTGAAGACTTAATTAAGTAAATACTATCACAAGATACTGATTTACTATTTATAAATAGCTTATCTAACATAGTATTAAAATTATAATCAGGAAATTCTTTTACATCTAATTCAATAATAGCTCTACATAAAGTAAAATAAAAACTGACAAGATAAGGATATTTAACCCATTCTATAGGTATATTTAATATAAATCCTTCTGGATTATCAGTATATTCTGTTGATTCTGCTATATTACAATAATTTACTGTAGTTAAAGTTTTAAATTTTAGATTTTTTTCTAAATTATTAAAAATAGAAATAATAATATCAGCTTTATCTTTTATTGGGACTTTAAAACCATAATTTTTATAATAGACAGATTCAAAACAACATATCCTTAATGTGTCTACATCTTTAAATAACCCTTGATATGTCCAAGGTAACCCATAAATAGGGTTAATCATACTTATAGTACTAAGTTCAACTTTACATATTTCTTGAAAATAATCTTTACACATAAAAGGTGCGTGTAAACTATTATTGTTTTTATCTATTAATAAAAAATAGTTAATTTTAGATAGTTGTAAAAGTTTGTAATCGTACTTCTTTATTTTTACTGTTTGTATTTTCGACATTATTTATTAAATTTTGTTCTTCAACTTTACCATTATATAAATATAATTCACAATTTTTATTACCTACTATTTTCATTAGTGGTATAAAATCTGAATGTTCAATTACCCCTTTAATATAATCATATAAAGTATCAGATACTTCTATAAGATCACCATTAATATGATCTTCTTGTTTTTCTGTATATTTACATGCAACCCAATTATGAAAGGTATCATCTTCAGGATCTTTTACTTTATAAAGTTTAAAACCATTTAAACCTATTGTTGAAACATAATTAATCTGATTAGACCACAATAAATTATGTTTTAACTCTTGGTACCAGGACTCACCTAATCTAAGTGATCCATAAGCTATTATATAGTTCATATTACTTTAAAATGTTTAGTTCTTATTTTATATGTGTTCATAGATCTATCTATTATTTCAACTACTATTGGTTTTTTATTATATTGACAACTTGTTATAATTCTACATACAGAGTATTTTTCATTACTAACAAGGTTTCTGTAACCTCTAATATGTTTTTCACTTTTAGGTTTTACTATACTGCCATTTTTAAAAGACCTATCTTTAGGCATAGTATAATTATCAAAATCTGGTATACAAAATTCAAGGTCTTCTTCACAGAATTTAATATAACCATTTTTTTCTTTACTAAAAATCATAAAAGTATGTCCTAAATAACCTTTTTTAGGTTTATCTTCTATACCTTCATAAGTATATTTATTTGTTTTAGTGCCTAATAAAGACTCTTTATAACTTCTAAAACCATGTACTTTTGATGATAAATCACAACTTTTAATTTTAATCTGTATATTAGGGCTTAAAATATTTCTTACAAAAGAAGTATCTTTTATTTTTTGTTCAAGTGTTTTACATCCATTAGAATCAAAAAACTTACTTTGCATTAAAGGTGACCAGCTTTTTTTTTCTTTACTAAGTATATATAAACCACCAACTTTATTACTAACTATAAAATCGTTATAATAAATACTTATTTTTAATTCTGTTAATCTCATTTTAATTAATTATTTACTCCAACAATCTGTAATTGTTATATCTACCTCCATTCTAACTTTGGTAACATATTTATTACCACAATCTATCATTATTTTAGCCATATCTTTAGAAAATTGATCTGCTAAATCTTCTTTTACTTCTACATCTATAGCATCATGCACTGTACATATTAAATATGCTACATCTAATGTATAGTTTGAATTATATTTTTTTATAAGGTTTCTTATCTCTATAAGAGCCTCTTTAGTAATATCTGCTCCAGAACCCTGTATTGGGGAATTTCCACCATTTCTTTCAACTTGACCTTCAATAGTTAGTATTTGTTTCCATAATGCTTTAGCTTCTAAACTACCTTTTTCATATTTATCAATATTTTTACGTAAGTTTTTAGCTTCTTGCATTTCAGGATACCATCTTCTTCTTTTACAAGGAGAAAAAGTAACAGAATACATATTTTTTTTAGCAAGTTGAGATTGTTTTTTTAGCCAATTGTTTAATACTGGAAAAGCTTTACCATACTCCTCAAAAAGATTATTTGCTTCTTCAAGTGATATACTTAATGTATCAGCTAATTTAGGTGGTCCCATACCATATGGTTTACCAAAATTAATTGTTTTAGCTTTATTACGTAAATCTTTATCAGCTTTAGTAATAGTTTTTTTAAACATCATAGAGCCTGCATAACAATGCAAATCCTCACCCCTGTTTAAAACATCAATAAAACCCTCTTCTCCACTAGCATCAGCCATTAATCTTAATTCCTGACCTGAATAATCAATAGAAACCCATTTAAAACCTTTTTTAACTTTAAAACAGTTTCTGAATTTATTATCAGCTGGAATATTCTGTAGATTAGGAGCATTATCAAATTTACTACCACTACTAACTCTACCAGTAGCTAATACAGACCAAAAAGATGTATGTACTTTACCAGTAGTTTTATTAATATATTTAAGAAAACCTTCTCCATAAGTAGAGATTACCTTACTTAACTCACGAAAGTTGATTAAAGAGGCAAAAAAAGGGTGTTTTGAGGCTATTTTCTGTAGTTCCCTGTCTCCAGTAGATTCTAAGTTATAACCTAGTTGTTTAAATATAGTTTCCATTTGTTTTGGAGAGCTATAATTAATTTTAAGTTCCCTTTCTTTAAAATCAAACAAATTAGTTTGAATTACTTTAGGTTTATATATAGAACTTAATATAGAATCAGTTATTATTATATTATCTAATAATATTTGAGTATCATCAAGTTCTTTTTGAGTTTTTGATGTATTATATTCCCATTGACTTGCATCAAGATACATACCATTATATTCAATATCTGCTAAAGCTTTAAAAGCTTCATTTTCAAGATTAACACAATATGTTAAATCATATTCTTTAATTAATTCTTCTTGTTTATTTTTTATAAGACTTAAATATGCTACATCTAATGCTGCATATTCAATTTGTTTGGCTGTAAATGGTTGCCCCTCTAATTTAAAAAATTCTTGTCTTGTAGTTTTGTCTAAATTAATATCTAAATACCTTTTACATAGATTGTTTAAAGCATATCCAAATTTTTCATAGCCACAATAAATAACACATTCTGCAAGCATTGTATCATACACATGTTCTATAATAATATTTGCTTTTTTAAAGAATTTATAATCAAATTTTGCATTATGTAATATAAGATTTTTATTTTCAAGAAGTTCTTTAAATAATAATATATCAATAAACCTTACATCTATTACATATTGATTAAATGTATCACCTAGTTGAAGGGAAAAAATCTTCTTAGTATGAGGATCTTTTCCCCCAGTTTCAGTATCTACTTCTATCCAATCTTTATCTTTAAAGTAATTTAAACAAGTTTCTACATCACATGTTTTATAAAGAATGCTATTTTCAACTAATTCATTATTACCTATAAAATATATCATGCTTTCATTAAATTAGTATAAGCAATATAATCTTCTTCTGAAAGAATTTCTTTACCTTTTTCTTTCATTAATTCAATAATTTGCTTATATAGATTTTGTTTTTCTATATCTTTTTTTTGTGCTACTTTATTATTTAATATTATTTTATCCCAAGATTCAATGTCTTTTTGAAGCTTTTCAATTCTTTTTATATAATTTTCAATAGTATTGCTTGTATATAATAAAGGATAAGCAATATCCATAGAGTATATATTATTACCTATATCTGATCCAGGACTATCACAACCAAATAGTTTAAGGTCATAAGAATAGTTAGGTAAAAACTCAGATTTTTCAATAGTTATATCTGCAGTTTCAGGTATTGTAAGGTAATTATGATAAGAATGGCTATTATGATTATCAATAATAAAAAATTTATAACCTTTTAATTCTTTTTTTAAAATATCTTTTACTCTATTTAAATGACCATGAGTAAGAATTTCTACGTCAAGTCTTTCTAATATAAAATCTCTTAATGTGGTTTGCTCGCTCATTTTTCTGTTATTTTATCTTGAATATTATTTTTAGCTGTATTAACAGCATCTTCAATCTTGTAATTTAAAGCCATTTGTAGGGCTTTAGAGCGTATATAACCTATATGTTTACCATTTTGTACTAATCTAGCAAACCTACTTAAAACAGGATAAGATTTAGTTATAAACCTATTAAAAGAAGCTCTAAATAAATTAATCCTGTGTTTTAACTCTTTAGCTCTGCCTTCAATCTTTTTATGTTTATTGTAATTTGTTGCTTTATTTTGTGTCATATTAAGGTTTAAGGTTTTTAGTTATATTTATAGCTTTATAAATACCATCTAAAAGATCTTCATAAGCTATATCATTAAAAGTATACTTAGTAAGCTCTTTTAAAAGTCTGTTTTTAAAATCTTCAACACCTTCTAAATAAGCATGTTCTCCACGTATATTACTCCTTTTTAAAGCTTGGTTTTTCCAACTATTTATTTTTGTAGTTATCTGTTTTTCTAATGGACCGCAGTCGCAAGTTATGGTGTGCCCACAATAGCATTTAATTTCTGTCATATTAGTCTTGTTTCTTTAGTGAGTTGATAAGTTCTTTTGCAAGCAATACTATACTATTTATTTGTTGAGCCATATCTTGTTGGCATTGATTATAACCTTCAAAATAAGCATCTTCATTGTAGGGTTGTTTATCCCAATATTTTTTAGCTAACTGCTCTATTTCTTCTTGTGTTTTCATATTTTAAATATATTTCCGTGACTACTTAATTTCCCAAATTTACCATCAGTCACTACACTTCCATTACTATAAATTATATCATGATTTGATAGTTTCATTGTTCCAGCATTGATAATGTCATCATTGTTGTGAATGTGTCCAAACAAACATAGTTTAGGTTTTAAAAGATACATACGTTTTCTTAATGCCTCATCACCAC